GCAGCTTTTTATCTATTTTCTCCTGAATTGTTTTGTCGGTTTCTAAATTATCGCCAAAAAAGCATTTCATGTTTAAATACTCCGACCAAAGTTCCATAACTTGGTCGTCGAGCCATAAGAAATAAACTATCTTGTCTTCTTGGGCTTCCGGAAGTGGCAAACATCTAAGCCTCGCCTCGTACTCAGGCGAGAATTCCTGCGGCTTCATTGCCCCACACCCCCAGTAGGCGAGGAGGGGGGGAGTAGGGTAGTAGTAGTATCGGAGCAGGCAATGATCTTTATTTTCCCGTCTTCGACGAGACGGAAGAAGGCTTTCACACCTATAACTGTGACTGCTCCATCTAGATAATGTATCTCGTAGTTGTCTCTCCAACTTAGAATGTCGCTTTCAAAATCCATTTTGCCCATTCTGATGACACGAGCAATGACTCCGATCTTTCCATTATCTTCAATTAGGGTTCCGGCTTTTAGAATCTTCATTCCTCAAAATCCCCAATATATGTTTTCTTTGCAAATCATAAACACGATTCACAACCACAATAGTTTCAATAAACTCTGGGCCTCCATAAAATGGGTTTAGCTCCAATGTTATTGCGTGAACGATACCGACGGCTCTTCCAGCTTGATCAAAAACCATTGAACCGCTGGCGCCGAACCAAGCGTTTGATTGCATTATGATGGTGGAATAGCTGGTACTACTCACGAAGCCTTGAATCAGCAAACCATCGTGTTCGCTGGGGTATCCGTGAAAGTGCAGAACTTTGCCGTCCAAGTCTTTGTTTTTATTGTTAACATAGCTTGATGGCTTTGTGTCTCTTAAGGCATTTAGGGGGAGCAGAATGGCCACATCACTATGTAGGTTTGCCCAAAGTACTTTGGCGGGCACCATATTACCATTCTGCTCTGTTACGATAACTCTATCATAACCTTCAACGACGTGTGCAGCAGTAATGATGAAATGCCTACTACCAATTCTAAATAAGTTTCCTGATCCATGGCCATCTCTAAACCCATCATCGTAAAGATCTATTCTAACTGAGGAGTCTATGGCTTTAGATATGCCGGTATTATAACTTTGAGACACTTTTGCTATCTCAATATCTTTGGTTGTCTCATCTTCGTAATAAAAGACTTGACAAGCAACAAGCATTATAAAAAACCATACCACATCCAGACCCTCCTAAAGTAACTAGGTGGGGGCTTATTAAAACGCATTGTGGTTTTCTATTGCTTTCCTAGTTATAGTGATGTCTTTATTAGATTTTAAAACAAAACTAAGCAACGGATTTATCAATTGTCATGCTCACATTGATCGAGCAGGAACAATACAATTCACCAATAGAGAATTCATAAAGAAGCACTTGCAAGAAAAATGGAAATTGGTTAATGAAGTTAAACAGTCGTTGTCTCAACGTTGCTACTATGAGAACATTTTAGCTTCCTGTCTCAAGCAGAAGGAATTCAATACAAATACTATTGTTTCCTTTATAGACTTGGACAGTACGATTCAAGCCAAGGCTTTACATGGTGCTATCAGAGCCCGGGAAGAACTAAAAGAACAGGGTGTTTCTTTACACATAGGTAACCAAACTGTTGGAGGGTTCACGCCGGAGAACCTTACCCTATTTGAAGACAATATAGAGAGTTTGGATTTTCTCGGCGGTCTTCCGAAGTCAGATGATGACCCAAAGCGACATCTAGATATCCTATTCAGAGCAGCACAAGAAACCGGCAAAAAGGTTCATGTCCACGTGGATCAATTGAATACCGATGAGGAGCAGGAAACTGAGTGGCTTGCTCTCAAGACAATCAAATATGGTCTTCAAGGTCAAGTTGTTGCTGTACATTCTATCTCTCTAGCTTGCCACTCTAAACCCTACAGGGATTATGTTTACGAACTGTCCAAGGATGCTGGTCTTCAGTTTATCTCCTGCCCTTCAGCATGGATTGATCATCAACGCACAGAACGACTAAGCCCCACTCACAACTCTATGACGCCTATTGACGAAATGTTGGAATGGGGCTTAACCGTTGGTATCGGCACCGATAACATTGAAGACATATACAAGCCTTACTGTAACGGTGATATGATGTTCGAGCTTCGAATGGCCCTTGAGTGTTACAAGATTTATGATGCTGACATCTTGCTTGATCTTGCATACAACAATGGACTAAAGATTCTCAATCTCTGAGGAGTTGTATCTTGTTGCGACCTAGCTTTTCTCTTATTTGATCTGCTGAGCCTACGACGACATAGTTTTGGAACCCTGCCTGTCCGGACATCACCACCTCGGAAAACTGTACGTTTTGATCAAAATCTAGGTTCATCTTACCTTCTCGGAGGAGATTGTTATATTGGTGATGATCTTTAACCACAGAAATATGAGATGGATTAATTAAAATCTTACTAAGGTAAAACTCTTCATGAAGACTGCATACTGTTATTAATTCAAGCACAACTCTTCTCCTTCATATGATAAACAAACCTAGTTGGCAGCGTCCAGTCGCCATCGTTAAATGTTACTAGACATTGGTGATTAGGTAAGTGTTCTTTAAACAAACCAACCATCGGAACCTTAGTCTTCTTAATAGCAGAGAAAAAATCTAATTGCATCTCTGCTTTCTTGAACCTATAGACTTCGGATGGTATGTGAACTAAGTCACCCATCTTCAGATTTTTCGTATACATCTGTCTCTCCTTGTTTTTGCTGTTCAAGTAGTCCATAATATCCTTGTAAGATAGAGGAACAATCTTCGAGTGTTTGATCATATCTAGATAGCTCCTTTCTTGTTAAATCGACTTGTCTAATGACTGTGCTTATTGACTCTTCGTCAAAACCTTCTCTGGCTCTATGTAGTTTACCAATTTGGTTGTGAAGTTTAAGCTCAGCTTGTTCGATAAGCCTCTGCACTTCTTCGATGAGGTTTTCCACCTCAACGGCGTAATTAATTCTGACTCTCATGAAACCTCCTTATAGTGTTAAGAGAGAAAGCCTTGATAAAATGTTGTCGTCAAGAGACCAACAATGGTGGTCATAATGACCCACATAATTTTTGATGTAGAGTCTTTCCACTGCTCCAAGGCTTTTATTCGAGCGTAGAGACCCTGTTCTGGATCGTAAACAGCCTTTTTGATCTGCTTAACATCATCCACCATTTCTTCTTGCTTCTCAGCCATTCTTTCGAGATTCATTTTCATCTCTAATATGGCCGTTGTTAAATTTTGTAATTGTTCATCAGTCATAGCAAAGTAATTAGTCTAATGTTTTACTATGGCATAGTTCGTGGTGATCAAAGTCGAAGCCACTGAGACAGCGTTTTCAATCGCAGAAATTGTAACCTTAACAGGATCAATTACACCACAAGAAAAAAGATCTTCAGTCTTTCGAGTCATGAAATTATACCCATGGCCGGCTGCTGATGAAGATACGTGTTGATAAATTATATCAGGCGACTCTCCTGCGTTTAAACACATTTGGTTCAGTGGGGCTCGGCACGATTCGAGTACAATGTTAATGCCAAGCTGTTGTTCGTTAGCGCCGGTTAGTAGTTTAGATTCGCTAAGCTTTGCTAGTGTGGCTCCGCCACCAACAATCATTCCCATCTCTTGTCCAGACTTTACTGCTGCCAGTGCGTCTTCGACTCGGTGCTTCTTCTCAATCATCTCGATCTGAGATGCCGCACCAACTCGTATGACAGCAACGCCAGATGCAAGCCTAGTAATGCGCTCTTGTAGACGTTCGCACTCTTTGAGAGAATCCGTCTGTGTGATCTCTGTCTTGATCGCCTCGATTCTTTCGTCCGTTTCATCATAATCTCCTTTGCCTCCAACTATGGTAGTCCATCCCTTATCCACAGATATCGATTTAGACTGTCCAAAGTGCCCTAATTTAACATCTTTTAGCTGTAAACCATCTTCCCTAGTCAATAGGGTAGCCCCAATAGACAAGCACAAATCTTTTAGTATATTACGACGTTCTTCACCATATCTGGGTGCTTTTACAGCGGCTACCTTCATGGTTCCTCGGACTGAGTTCATTATGAGGGCAGCGAGAGCTTGTCCTTCTATCTCGGAGGCCACGATTAATAATGGTCGGGACTCTCTCGCTGCTAACTCTAATGTTGGATAAATCTGCTCGACATGTTCAACCTTCTGATCCGTGACCAGAATCAGAGGTTCGTCATATTCCACACAACCTGTACGTTCATTTGTAATGAAAGCAGTTGCAGCATAGCCTGAATCAAATCTGAAGCCTTCAATCAGATCCAACGAGGTCTTCATTGATCTTGCTTCTTCGATGATCACAGAGCCATCCTTGCCTGCTGAGTCTACAGCGGTGGCTACCAGATCTCCAATTGTTTCATCATTGTTCGCAGATATAGTTGCGATGTTCATGATGTCTTCTTTGGAGCGAATAGGTGTTGCTTGTTCTTTAAGCTTACCAACGATAAACTCACATGCTACATCCATCCCTCTCTTGAGTTCAATGGGAGACACGCCGGTCGCAATGTACTTTTGTGCTCCTTTGATCATTGCTCGTGCTAGAACGGTTGTTGTGGTTGTTCCATCACCAGCGGTGTTTGCGGATTGTTCTGCTGCTTGCTTGACGATCTGTGCTCCGACGTTTTGGATTGGATCATCAAGTTCGATGAACTTTGCTATTGTTACTCCGTCTTTCGTAATAACCGGAAGGTTCTCTTCCTTGTGATAGAGGATAACATTCCTCCCTTTTGGTCCAAGGGTTGATCCGACATTGTCAGCGAGTATATCAACTCCCTCAATTATTTTTTGGCTTAGCTCGTAGCCGTTCACATAGTGTTTGCTCATTTGGCCTCCATGGTTTAACACTTATTTATATTATAACTTGTTCTTAACTGTTTGTCAAGTATTATTTTTTAAAACTTCTAAAATTAGTTTATCCAATTGTCCTAGCTTATTTTCATTCGTAGGGGCAGGTTGCCTTACTTCACCGGGCGCTGAAATTATATCGGACAGTGCTTTGAAATAGCCTTCGCTAGCCTCTAACTCATCTAAGACTTTGATTCCGATTGATACATCACCCTCAGCAATATAAACTCTGGATTCTTCTTCAGCTTGGCTCATTGAATCGTAAAACTTTTGCATCTGAGAGAAGGCATCCTGTATGTTTTTATTGGTCTGTTGTATAGACTTGCCAATCATCTCTCTAAAAGTCTGAGTGTATACTTCTGCTATGTAAAGAGGTATGGGAACAACATCCTTTAAGATTGAATCGAACACCAGCGTTTTTCCATTTGGCGTCGTGGGAACAGCCTTGCCACTAACTTTGAAACTTCCATCAGCAGAGGAGATAACATCAAATACATATATGTCCAATCCAATGATCCTATCTGGATCACTGGCGCCTCGGCTCTTTTTGCCTCGTTGTTCTTCACCTTGCTTTTTAAGTGCCACAATGTATGTTGTGGTCGATGGGACATCAAAACCAGAGATGGCTTGTGTGATATCGCTACCTGTCTTATAGTACTTTGAACTTCCCAAGTTACCTGCTTTATCTGTGAAGTCTGTGGCTCCCATTTGTCCGGAATCAGAATTGGGATCTTTACCCTTCACCTCACCACCAGCCAGATAAGCCAAAAAGTATTCAAACAGGTATGCTCCGGCACCAGCATCGACATCCTTTGCAATGAAGGACAGCAGATCCAATAGCATGATTTCCGAAAGAACCACCGATGGTGATCTTGTTCTTATTTTGGCGCCGGTTTGTGCTGCGGCGAAATACTTCTTTGAAATCTCACTAATCTTCTCAATTCTGTCAGAAATGTTTTTATTTGTAGAACTCATCACTCTGTTTAGAACTGCCAACTGGTCTCTTGAGTAGATACCTCTTGATGCTCCTTGGGGCGATCCAATTCTAGGTGAGCTAACAGTAGTTTGCCTCGCTGCTGTGGCGGCGATTGCGTCTTTCTTGACCTGAAGTGTATCAATCGCTTGTTGTCTTAGTTGCCTCGAAGTGGCATCTCGTCGACTTGCTAAGCCTTTGACTAATGCTATAAGCTTTCTCTCTATGTCTGTGTTGATAAGCTCTGGGTTGTCTCTTAAAAACTCAAAGTCATCATCTTTTAATTTACCTTTAGGCTCTTTTATCCTAGCCAGCTTATTGAATATTGCTGTCTTTGATTGTTTTCCTTCCACGTCGATATCATCAACAGGGACAAGGTTTCCTTCGTCGTTTACTTTTGCCAGATTGATGTCGTCTGCATTAGCTACCACCACCACTTCGCTCAACACCTGCTTGATCAGTTCATCTAATTCATCTAATTTAGCCATTCTTTATTTCCTCAATAAGTTGCGCTATGTCTAGCCCAGCACAATCGATCTTAGTCTTTTTAAGATGATAATGAGAGATAAATCCCTTATATGTGCCTCTGACTGCTGTACTATAAGTAGTTGTTGAATCAGGTGTTTTCAAAGGAATGTCTGCTGCTTTATGGACTGCTTCCATAAGTGCTTTCAAAGCTTGAAGCTGAACATCATAAAATCCCAAGAACGGTTTGAGCGTTGAGCCATGAACTTTTGCGTTATCCCAAATAGGTCTTTCACCAAATCCGTTCTTGACATACCAAGCTTGATGCTTTGGATAGTAAGCATTTGCAATCTCTACACCAACAGATGCTGCATTCCATTTAGATGATCCTGCGTGGTACGCTATGTGATTCATATCGAGCAACTGGTAGATGGATCCGTCGTTATCGATAAGAAAGTGGACTGCTAGCCCACGGTTTTCCAAGACTCTCCAAGTAGACTTCGAGTTGAGACAAACGTCCCAATGACATACGAAGTTCTTAATATCTCGCTTCTCAACTACCTTCTTGTAGCCTTTAGTGGATTTCATTCCACCAAACATAAAGGGAAGATATACTCTGTCCCACTTGATATCAAAGTAGTCACTATTATATATGATACTTGTGTTATCGTGACCCGGTATATTATCCTTTCTATACTCCAAGGTTGACTGCCGGTCGGTCCACACCCTTCGGTAAGTTCCCGGACCGCACAGCCCATCTGCTTTCAGGCCTGATTCTTTTTGATATGCTTTGATTGCCTTCGTCAGTTCCTCGTCAAAGTCAGAACACCCGAACCACGAAGGTCTCCAGCCGAGCTTCGCTGCCGAAGCTTCATTGTAAAATTCTGCATCCATTATATTACCTCGTCTGCTAAACCGTATTCAACAGCTTCCTCCGCTGTTAGGTATACGTTAACCTTTTGATCAAGCATCTTTCTGATTTGCCTCTTGGTCAGGTTGGTCTCGTGGGCCAATGCTGACACGTACATGTCTTGAAGATGTTGGATTTCTTCCAGTTCGTTCTCGAGATTATGAATGGTCCCCAAGTTACCAGCAGAAACTGAATGGATCATGACTCGACAATTACGGAAAATTTTCCGGCGTCCTTTTGTGCCTGAAGCTAGCAGGAGCGTGCCTGCTGACATGATCTTACCCATACCGATGGTTTCAATATCGCAATCTTGCTTTACAAATCTCATTATATCATGCACAGCAAACATATCATCTGCTGATCCTCCATAAGTTGATATGTAAAACTTGATAGAATTGTCGGCACCTTCATCATCTTTTTTATGACCATGCAGCATGAGCAAGCCAGCAACCATATCACCTGATCTTTCTTCGGTGACGTCTCCATATAACATCATCGTTCTCATATCTTTTCCCTCAGCACCAGCTAGCATCTCCAACACTTGGACGGTTGCTTCTGTTTCAGCGAGGGCATCGCTTGCTTCTGCTTCTTCGATGGGTATCGGTTCTGCTTTTTTCTTATCTAATATTGTAAACATTTAGCCTCCTTGTTTGATATGCTTTTCAATGCTTTTCATCAGTGTTTCCCAGTCGTTAAACTCAATTAAATGAGAAAACGACTTAGGAAAGTTTGATGTTATTGTTCTTACAATTTTTCTTTTAAATATGTTTATTTCTTTTTCATCTATTTTTTGTTGTAATTCGATTTGCTTTTCTGTTTTTCCTGATTTTTCTAGCTCGTACCTTTTAAGTTCTTGGAGAGCGTAGATATCTTGAACCACGTTCGCTAGAAACAAAAGAGTCTCCGCAAGTACTCTTTTCAAGAGCATCACGGAAGACCCTAGGCTGAACATGTAGATGAACAGTGTGTGGCTAAACCAGCCAATTGCGAATATACAGATGTATAATAGAAATGTCAAATTGCCCCCAAAATAAAAGGATGGGTTTAAGCCGCCCATCCTCCATTATATCATATTGGTTTACTTGTGTCAAACAAAATTACTTTGTTTTTCCAAGTGCCTTGTTGAGCATTGCTTGGGCTTGCTTTGCTTCCATAATTCTTTTAGCAACTCGCTTAGCAACCTCGTTGACAAGTTCTTTCTGAGAAGGAACATAGTTAACTCCTCGGAGTGCCTCGGCCAATACATCTTCTTCCTCTTCAGGCGCTTCTTCAGCATCCATTTCTGGTTCTTCTTCAGGGCCCATATCCAGAGGCTCTTCAGCATCCATTTCTGGTTCTTCAGCAACACCACCGAGTGCGTCAGCCATTTCCTGAACGGCTCCAGCAGCATCGACAAATCTCTGTACCAGTTCTTCGTCAAGTTCTACATCAGATTCGGGTGCTTCTTCAGCTTCCTCTTCTGGTGGGAAGTCAGCGGGTGGCTCTTCAGCAGCCAGATCCATTGGTGCTTCTTCCTCTTCTACTTCGTAAAGCTCTGCTTCGTCCATTCCAAAACCCATTTCTTGAAGGGGTTGGATGTTTGCAAGACTCATGAAACGTCGGACTTGAGCCTCAGATAAAAGTTTTTTAGACATTATATAATCTCCTTAAATGTTATAACACAGTAAATAGAGACAAGAAAACAAAAAGTTTATAAATCTGGGTGTTCTTCCGCAATTAAATCAAAAATATTATCTAACTCAGCGTCCTTAATTCCAAACTTCTGCATTAAATCGTCATTAATTTTATCTTCTTTTTCTAGAATCTTGGCGTCACGCTTTCGACCTATACCTTTTTGTTGCTTGTACTTCCTAACGTACTTTATAAAATCGGGGTCCTCGTCAATCATGCCGGTTAGACATGCACGGAAGAACTCAGCTTGAGATATTGATTCTCTTTCAAGCTTTATTTTCAACTGCGCATGTCTAACATCGGTATCTACGAATTGGACTTTCTTCTTCACAACATCGGACATGTTTTAATTAGTCCCTGTGGAGCCGAAACCACCAGCACCTCGTTCAGAATCTGACAGTTCATCAACCTCCACATACTCTATCTCTGGGTATGGTAGGATCATGATTTGTCCTACTCGATCTCCCGCTAAATAACCCCCAGCTTCTCCGCCAAACTTAAGCATGATTGGACCTCTGTATCCAGAGTCGATAACACCAACAGCATTGCGAAGAGACAGGCCAGTCTTTGATACTGATGACCGTGGAAAGATAAGCCCAACATATCCATCGGGTATCTCCATAGCTATCTGTGTGTCATAGACTTGATTGCCATACTTATCTATGGTATGACTTGCGGCATAGAGATCCATACAGGCATCTCCTTTCTTTGCATATCTTGGTACCTTAGCATCAGGGCTAAGCTTTTTAATTTTGACTTTCATTTGTTACTCCTTTTTTGAAAAATCATTATTCTAGTATTTGTATGATCCCTGTGTTTGTCCATACTTCCAAGTCTTCTGTCCAAACTGTGGTTGATAATCCTGCCAAAGATAGTATGGCTGATGTACCGAGAGTGGTGATTACAGGTCTTATCTCTTCGTCTGTGAATTCAGCAGTTGTGTTCTCACAGCTTGACTCGCAAACCCAATCAGTAGGACTCTCGAAATCACAGTGATCAGCGCTCGTGACTTTAATTGCATGATAGTCTTCCATCATTTGAAACAGATCCAACCCGTTGTTCGCAGAGTTACACACAGAGCTTTCAGCGAGTAGAGAGAGTGCTGGGATTGTTACGTTCGAAGCGTACTCTCGTCCTATATAATCTGGGACGTTTGGAATATCCTCTGTGTCGGTGGCGTCTAATCCTAGAACCCCTAACGCTTTGGAATCGTGCGAAGCAGCTATAATCGCAGCTAGGCCACCTGCTGAATGTCCTGCGTAAATGACATTGAGCGCACCATGTGTGGTGGCTAGTTCATTCATGTTTCGACCATTCATTTCATGACCGACACCACTGAGTACATTGTAGTGACACAGAGTCGGAAGTAGAACTTCTACTCCCCACGATGCCAAGTGTTCAGCCCAGCCTGTCATCGACTTCGCTCCTCTGGCGAAACCATGGGCAAGAACCACAACAGGTGGCTGCAAGACGTCTACTGGTGAATAAATTGTGTAACTCATGTTCGGGCAGTTTGTCACACTAGCTGTGGATTCTTCCTCGAATACTTCATAAGATCCTCTTTGGGAAAAATCGGGTGTCGGAAGTGGCTCTGCTAATATCGCAGTGTCGGCCTCCGACGTATCTAATGATGATACATAGGTATCATCGGGCGTGTCTTTAGTAGGTGCGGTGCATGCTACTGTTGTGCCAAGACACAGGGCGATTAGTTTGTTATTCATTTATTACCTCCAAATGTGATTCGTGCATAATATTATATCTACCTAACATGAGAAACTGCACTCGGTTTCCATGCTTTACTGGTATGATCGCTGTTACGATCCCGATGTTGTTTTCAAGGGCGAACCCTTTGGGATATCCAACAACCCGAACTAAGTCACCTATCTTCATCGAAACCTACTTGATCCTCTGTGTCTGCATCTGGATCTATTTCGCAGGTATCGTCAATTTTTAAAATTAACGTTTGATAATATAGGTGGGAAGTTACTACACTGCTGGGAGCGTGAGTTACATACTCTGACTTAACTACCATTCCCCCTAGAGGGATCCAACCGAGTGACAGCAAGCAGCATACTTCTTTCTGTAGCTGGGTTGGGCTTGTTGCTTCAATTATTTTATAGTTCATGATTTCTCCTTGTTATCATCCTAAAAGGGCCCAAGAGGTATCAACGTTGCCATTGGTTGAAAATCCCCAAGTTTGATCGTATCTGGGCTTGAGTAGATATGGTCTGTTGATATGTATTATGTCTTTATCAATGTTTACACCCCAACATCTAATCTGAGTTTCTACTGAGTTTGAGTCGATGACCTTGATTACGTAGAAGTTTTTTCCATTTCTTGTCTTCTTCTTAAGAACAGACCTTGGAATACACCAACACAATTGTAGCTCTGGGTCAAACTCAGAAATTGGAGGAAGATATCTCTCATCCAATCTCCTCTGAACATCGGGGGAAATTACAATCGACATCGGAAATATCCCTGTGAGGTCAGCTAAAAACTCTATCTTCTCTTGTTCTGAGAATGATCCTTCTGGCCTGTATGTTTCTATGTTTTCATCAAGCTTCTTTTTCGTTCTTGGCTTGTCAAGACAAACGGCAGACCAAAAATGTTTGTCGCCGGTAAAACGCTCATCAATTAAATCATTCATTGCTCCTGCCCTGCAAAGTACATCAAAGGCTTTCTTATTTAGCTTGGCGTACTTTATATCCGGATGGAATAACATTTCCTCAACAGTGTTAAAGGGTCTGTGTGACATGATTTGTTCCAAAGCAGAAGCTCCTAGGCCTTTGATGGTCGTTAGTGGTGCTATCAATGTCTTATCGTCTTGAATCTTCCAAGATCCCTCCGAGTAATTAACGTTCAGTGGTTTGATATCATACCCATGTTGTTTAGCGAGGTTGATCGCTTTCTCTTTACGAGTTTCTGGTTCTCTATCTAGGAAAGAGGCGACCCATTCAACAGGATAGTTGTGACATAACCAAGCACACTGGTATGATATGATCGAATATGAAACAGCATGTGACTTATTGAAACCGTAGCCAGAGAAATATTCAAAGGTTTGCCAAAGCTTTCGAGCCTCTCGTTCTTTAATACCCTTAAGGATACACCCAGATACAAACTTATCAAAGATTGCTTCTTTGACCTCATTGCCTTTGCCTGTTCCTTTCTTGGTCAAGATCTTACGAAGCAAGTTAGCTTCATCCATCGTGATACCTTCTCCAAGTCTATATGCTAGCATAGCAATTTGCTCTTGGAAGATAAGAAACCCATAAGTTTCAGATGTTACTTCTTCAACAATTGGATGGAGATACTTGATGTTTGTTGGATCACTGATTGCGTCAACATAATCCTTATCTACACCAGCCGATAAGGGGCCGGGACGATAGATAGAAGTGATAGCAGCAAGGTCAATAATAGACTTGGGCTTCACTTGTTGTGCAAATGTTTGTGCTCCGCTTTCAGTAAACTGAAAGATCCCTACCCACTTTCCTTTGTCAAATATGTGTTTGTATATATCCTGATTGTTTAGATCAATATTGTTTGGGTGCAACTCTTTATCATAAAAGCTCTTAATGTCTCCAAAGGTTGGCGAGGTAATATCAAAGTGTCTCTGTAATACTCTGCCTATACAGTCTTCGATCATACGCAACGTAGATAGTCCAAGGATATCAAATTTAATGAATCCCATGGGTTCTAATTGGCGAACATTTTGACCTTCAGACCAAGGGGTTTGTCTTACCCCTTTGGAAGAGATCAAGGGCATAAACTTGTCTAATTGTTCACCGATTACAACTCCACCGGCGTGTCTGGAGCATGAGCGATAAGAGCCGTGAAGAGCTTCGCAGTGACTCTGAACGTCTGGGTATTTTTTGAAGAAATCCTGTAGAGTATCTGAGAACTCTACAACTTCTTCAAAGGTTGGCGTATAGACTCCGGCTTTGATACCATGCTTCTTTTTAGCCATCGGTGTGGCTTCAGCCAACATCTTACTGGTGACGTTATTCACTTCACGAAACTCAATCTCATAGAACTTGGATATGTCTTTGATCAATGAACGAAGCTGGAGCGTATTCCAGTTAGAAATAGGAACAACCGTTGAGCTTCCCCACTGATCGATCAGAATATCTTTAAGTACCATAGGATCGGATACATCATAATCAATATCAGGATAGTCCGTAGCATCCGAACGTAAGAAACGTGAGAATAAAAGACCATACTTAATTGGATCAACCTGAGTAATGCCCAGAGCATAAGCAACCAGAGAACCAGCCGCAGAGCCTCTACCGGGCCCCGATAATTGTACTTCATTTGTTTTATCCGCTATTGCTTTCATAGTTAGAAAGTATTTTGAAAAACCACGATCAGCAATAACTTTGAGTTCGTGCTTCAATCTCTTCTCATACTCATGGACCAGTGATCTGGACCTAGTTTGCTTTTGTGTTAAGCCCTGTTCTTTAAGTATAGAAAACAACCCCTTGGACGAAAGTCGCTCAAGATATGTATCTTCTTCATATCCCGCTGGGACGACAAAGTCTGGAAGACGAACTGTGGTGTCTGGTAAGAAATCTTCGATGCGGTCAAACGCAATACGATAAGACTCTTCAATAGACTGTTCTACCAAGTCATCGTCATACTCTTGATCACATGCTTCGGAATACCCACAGTAAGCTTCCCACATTTGAAGCCCGTTCTTAGGATACAGTTCATACTCCATCTCTTGAACATCAGTCGGAATGTTCATGTCTAGCCACTCAGGCTTTCCTTTTCCAATCCAACCAAGTCGCTTGTATAGCTCTCGGTCCTTCCAAGCATCAGGGTTTGGATAGTGAGAGTCAGCGGTTGATACAAGCTTGAGGTCGAACTCTTTAGCAATACGAATGATGTATTGATTGAGTTCATGTTGCTCAGGGACAGCGTTCCACTGAAGTTCTCCGTACCAACGATCACCAAAGATGTCTTGCATTTTTTGAGTTTGTTCTCTCATGCAATCCATAACAGCCTCGTCACCGTTCTCTCGCTCCTGCCAGTAGCATCCGGCATAGATCCCACCGAGACAAGCAGACATAGCAATAACACCCTCACCATACTTCGCGAGCAAGGCATAGTCAACACGAGGTTTACGATAGAAGTAATCTCCATTATAAGACTCTGATATCATTTTGAAGATGTTATTGAGTCCTGTCTGGTTCATAGCGAGAAGCACCAAGTGACGAGTACGATTGATGTCCGACTTGGACAGGCCTTTAGACTCGCCATCGGCCTCGATGTTTGTACCAGAACGCCCAGCATCAATCTGCTTAGCTTTCTTCTTGTCTTGTCGATACTCCTCAATCTTAACCTTCCACTCATCGACTGAGGGAATGAAGTAAGCCTCAACTCCGAATATCGGCTTAAAATCTTTACCTGCTGCTTTCATCCTCTTAGCATGCAGGACTTGATAAGCAAAGCCGTTCATGTTACCATGATCAGTCAATGCAAGTGCTTCGCAACCATTTTCATATGCGAAGTCCATGTGTTCTTGCGGATAGCCAAACCCGTCAAAGGGTGAGCCTACACCGCTATGTGCGTGTAAGTTTACAAAACTAAGTATGCTGTTTTTTCTCTGGTTGTTTTTGCTTCTCTCAACCACTTCAGCTATTATTTCGACGGTGCGGGTGAGATCCTTGGGTGTTGGTTCCCGACTAGACTTAGCACTAATGGTATATTCAAAGCAGCCATCTCTATGTTTGTGAGCGTTTATCTGCCAGTCAGTTGTGATCTCGTCAATGTCTCTTTCTGAGAAGCCAAGCTTGTCTAAGTGTTTAACTGGAAAGGTCGCAATGGTCTCTCCTTGGCTCTTCACTACACCATCGTAATTGCTGTGCAGTGGTTTGATATTTAATACTACGTATCCTGATTTCATATTTCCTCCGATTGTTGTTTATATTATAACACATTGTGTCTGTTTGTCAAGGGGGTTTTTTACTTATTCTTTGCTTTTCACTTCGTCAAACTCTTCATTTTGGTCGTTCCATTCCCATGCCTCATATGAATCAAGCTCTGATTGTTTGACAAAAAACACTCTTTCAACCAGAGGATAGCCACCGAGAATATGATTATCATTCGTATTACTTTCGATTAGATTTGCAATATAAGACTTTCTACCGCTTTCTATACTTTTAATAGAAGTTATAGGTGCGTCTAATTTGTCCCCAATTCTGGCTGCTATCCACACTTTATCTCTAACTGGGGACGCAGTCATTCGATTTCTCCACATATTTCCTAGTGTTTGATAAACAAAGTCAAATCTTGATGGAAATCTTCTTTGTTTTATTTTTCCACTGTTTTCTGGGTCCCAAGTGTTTTTTGGGAAAAATTTTACAAACTCTGCGGCTATTTCGGAGTCACTTGGCATAGGTAGAGATTGCACTCTGTGGTCTGCGAACAATTGATTTGTCATCCTAGTTAGTCGAGCTTTCCTGCTGGGTGCAGCATATTTTGGCTTTTTGTTCATGATGTAGTTCTCTGCCCATTTTTTCTTTTGGTCAGGTGTCCAATCTTTGGTTGCAGGCTCTACGCTTTCGTGAATCTCCCATGCGCATTTAGTCTGATGTATAATGTCGTTTTCGTTTTCTTTAGTTACATCATCGTCACTTTCACGGTTTGAAATACCAGCCAATTCGTGCCCATGACGTTTTTTATCATTTACTGATAATCCGTCTCCAAGTACGAGCACGTGCCCTAGAGATTCATAGCCATTTTCTTGTCCTTTCTTGTGTGCTCTAGATCTATGGTTGCCGCAAAAAGGGTAGAGCTTATCATCAATTTCAAAACCAATAATAATTCTTTTCATTAAAACTTTGTCTTCGTAAAATTGTGAATAAAGATCATCTATTTGTGTCTTATCTTCACAATTTTGTCTGGCTTGAAAAAATCTGTAATAATGCGACGTGCGAGGGCCAAGCTTTGACGCAAAATCGTAATTTGGTACAACTTTGGTTTTCAAGTTATTATTACATATGTATTTCCAAATTTCTCTATACCTCTCGTCAGTATCAGAGGATGGATCGTTCATGTCCAATTGGCGAATCAGACCCACTGTTTCTACGTAATAAGAATTACTAATTTGTATAACATTTTCTTCACTCATTTTTTTACTCCTATTGTTAAGTGTGTTTATATTATAACACAAAACCCCTTGTTTGTCAAGGGGTTTTTTCGTAATCTTCAAGCTTTTGCTTGAAATCTAACCACCTTTGCGATGATAGAAGTGCTTCTCTTCTTTTTAGCACCGACCTGATCCTTTCTTTTTCTGCATCGGTAACATCAACCCTTCTAAAGTAGTAATCATATGTCATAGAGCATTTTTTATATCGATTGGCGTTTCCGGAAAGAAACTGTAGATTCTCTAATGAGTTGTCACCTCCAGAATTTACCGGTACAATGTGATCTACCTCGTAGACTACGTCAGTGGTTTTCCAATTATTAAAATCCTTTCCGGGTGCATTCCAAGTAGCAGACACTTGATCCCCTGAAGTTGGTAGGTCATGTGTACACCTGAAATCCTGTATCTCAAATATCATCTTAACATACTCCATGGTTAATGCCGGGTTATATTGAGACTTCTTGTACCCATTTAGAAAGAAATAGTATTTTACTTTCCTTGATAGTGCGACAAACTCTTTGTGACCTGCTGGTCTGTTTGTCTCTATTTGTTGCAAATGCTCACTAAGAGTTCTCGGGTTTTCACAGGTTTGACTGTATCTCTTTTTGTTATAATAGCTCATGTTGTTCTCCTTTTTTATTATGTTTATAATATAACACGCCTATGTTATTTGTCAAGTGTTTTTATAAAGAATCTAAATAAATAACGCCCGATACAATGGCCACAGATAATGCCAGACCAATCATAATCTTCATGAAGTCTCTTGCAAGAATTGGAAAGATCATCTTGATTTTCTTTCCTTTATTGAAGTTGCGATAGACAGCCATCTCGCGGCCAGATAGTAGCCCAACAAAAACCCATGTTGTGCTCATGGGAATCGAGCTATGTATTTTAAAATACCAGAGGATGAGGGCGTAAAAGAAATCGATTATACAAGCGGAACGGATAAACCTTGTGCCGCTCTTTGATAAAACAATCTCCTGTATTCTTCCTCCATTTGTGTAAAATAGGTGCCCTAGTCCGCCCATGAGAACTGCTATAACTCCAAGCATTGTCATCAAGCTTACCCCATCTCTGGGGAGATAAACAAAAATGTTAGCAATGTCATGAGACAGCCACATGTACCATAGAAAGCCAGTAGAGCACCACTGTGCCACCGACCAATATCTTTTATGTTCTTCTCTTACCGACTGCTTTTCGTTAAGAAATCTAGACAGTATCATCCAAATAGCATATGCAGCCACTGCGGCGACGCCATATCCTAATGCTGATTTCATTATGATCTTCTCTAAGACAAGGCCGTTTGAAAAAGCACTAAGGGTTAACAACGTGGTTGATACTGGTATACCGAGGCGAGTGAAGCCAAGTAACAAGGCTGGTGCGAGGGCATGGTACCAGTAAAACTGCTCAGGGAAGGGGATTCTATCCAGTCTTCCAAATGCAATATCGTTCTGCGACCATCCGTACAGAAGGGTTGCAGCTAAGATTGCCGAGGTGAAGATCCACATCCAGTACCACTTAACCTTCTTACTGTTGGAACTAATAAACGTTCCAAGTGTTTGGGCACTATCGTTTCCAATAACAGAGTATGCTGCCAATAGAAAGCCGATAGTGCCATATATCGTTGATAAAGACATGTTTTTTCCTTGATTAGTTAGGTATATTCATATGAAACTTCTACTTCTGGTGTAACAAGCTCTTCTATCCCTCTCGGCGTATATGAAGCCATCACAGGGCGATTGTCAACCCAATGATAGGTTTGACCTTGTTTGATTCTTGGCTTGTTATACGTGACCCCTTGATAAGGGAAACCATGTTTATCAAGCCACGCTTCCGTTGCTTCGGAATGCTCATTTGTTCTCGCTGTGAAGAACCAGATCTCTCCGGTCTTTTCCATCTCTTTCACTTTATCGAGCGCTCCGACAAGCGGTTTCGCTGTTACAAAAAGTTCTGGTGTCTCGTTTGGAATGTCTTCACAGACTGTTCCGTCAATATCTATTAGCCACACTTTACTCATTTTTCCTCCATATATTTTATTAATTCATAAATGTTTCCGAACGGATCTCGTTTATATACAGAGACCGTTCCATCTCTGTGTTTCTTTGCTCGGTCCCCTTCCTCAAAACCATCCACTTCAAATGCTATGTGTTCGGGGTGTTGTGATTTTACAACGAATGCGAGCTTGATGTTCTCCATCTGTACGAAACTCCATGTCTCGTCAACATAGAGTATCTCGCCTTCAAACTCATCACGATACCACTCTGCTGCTTCTTTTGGGTTTTCAACTTGTAGTGCTATGTGATCAATCTTCATTCAGCCTCCATCGTCACCAACAGTGGGTGGCTCAGCATCTTCGCAAAATCCATAGACTGGATGACTTTCATCTCCGCCACTTCTTTTGAATAGATACCGGCGATACCTTTACCTGAATTGTGAACAGCGTCGGTTAGATATCTAGCTTCCGCTTCGGACTTGTAAAAGACCTCTCGCAATATCTTTACGACATCGGGTGCGTATGTGTAATCATCATTCCAGATGATAACTTTATATTTGCTGGGTGGTACAACCTTTTCTCGGTCCATTGTCCCGATGCCGGTTCCCACTCCATGTTTCTTATCTTTTTTTCTTTGTGTCATTCTTTCTCCTTGTATTTATTGTATCGTTTTAGCATCTTGCACACGCTTTTATTTGTCCATTTGCGGCCTCTGGGTGTTGTTATATCTTGTTCGTTTAGCTCCTCTGCGATGGTTGTGAGCGTGGCTTTTCCGCTTTTACTCACAGAAATCAGTTCACCTTTTACTCGTTCAATTTCCGCACCCAAAGTCATGGCTGACTGGTGTCCTCTGGCTATATTTGCTTCTCTTGCTTTTGCTCTATCTAAGCTTTCTGGATTCCCTATCTTTTCTCCTCTGGCTCGTTTGGCTGCCCATATATCTTTCATAAGTTGGCTAAAATGTATGCCCTTACCATCACTGCCGTGAGCCTTTCTGTGACACTGGTAACATAGTGCAACGGTCTTGGTGCCACCTTTTGATCTTGGCACAACGTGGTGTTCTTGAAGATCTTCTGTTGTTTCACATTCAAAGCATTTCTTCATGTTACCTCCTTGTAAGATATTATTATATTATAAAGGTCATTGCCGTCATCTATTCTTCGCTGTATTTCTCTTGCTTCCTCTATCATCAACATTTCTCTGTCCTGTGGGTATTCTTTTATAACTGACCACTCGAACGCTTCTTGTCCATATTTATCAAAGTCTTGTTGAAGTTTGTGATTTTTATGTTTTTTTGTTTTAAGTATCCTAATGTGTTGTTTCCAGCGTAGCTTTCCTCTAAATGTTTGTCCGATGTAAACTTTGTTATTAATTGTGTTTTTTATTTGATAAATACAGGCTGGTTCGGCTTCTCTTATTTGACGACTATATGCTTTAGCATAAGACAGTTTTTTTTCTTTGTTCTCAGAATAATATTTTCGACCATAAGTCCGCCTGTGATCAACATACTCTTGATCAGAGTAGTTTTGTTTGTGACGAAGTCGATTTCTTTCTATAACATTTGTTCTTTTATTATATTGCTTATCGTATTTTCTTTTAGCTTCTTTCTGCTGTTTTGTTGAATTACGTTGATTCTGTTGTTTATTTGTACAGGCTTTACATGACGGCCTTCGTCCATCTTTTTTTGATTTATCTTTATGAAATTCCTCTAAAGTCTTTTCAGTTTCGCATTTTGTACACTTTTTCATGTTACCTCCTAAACAGGGCTTGGCGGCCCCAATTGTAAGTTTTCTCTACGTCCTCATCAGTCAAACCACATCGGAGCATCGAGTGCATAATCTCAACTGATAGGTCTGTGTTAGACAGTAGGGTATTATCCGCACAGATAGAGACAGGTATATCCTGCCTTATCCACTCCTTAATAGGGTGATCGCCGATATTATCAATGACCCCTGTGTGTAGGTTTGATGTGATACATGCTTCTAACACAACGTTCTTTTCTCTAACAAGATCAACAACCCTCTGGTTTTCAAGTATGGTTGTTCCGTGGCCGATCCTCTGAGCGTGGAGGAAGTTTATAGCAACTTCAATCTCTTTTGGCGACCTGCCTTCTGCGGCATGAACGGTTCGTCCGATACCATACCGTCGAGCTTTTTCAAACGGCTCAATATAGTCAAAGATATTCCACTTGTGGGTTGGCAAGGGTCCACCGGCAAGGTCAATGCCAACAACTCTTGGTCTGGGCTTGGCCACTTCGACCAGCTTGTTGAGCATCTCTGGTGGCTCTCCGTAGAGGCCGCAAAGGATGAGGTTTGAATCATGGTCCAAACCATCGATCGCGGCGTCAACAATCCTTTCAATAGATGCGCCACCATGCAACTGTGGTGCAAATCTTATTTCCATGTGGTGCACACCAATCGCTTCTGCGTCTTCGCAAATTTCATTGGCTACTCTGGTGACGTGCTGAGGTTGTTGCAAAACCGACAGGGTCAGTTCAAATTTCTTAAGGGCGCTTTGTAAACTCATCCCTTTGTGAAACGTAATTTCTCTTGGAATAGGTAACGGTTTTCTCTGTCTGGTAGCAAGCTGTTGAAGCGTGTGAAACCGTATGGAGCCATCTAAATGGCAATGTAGTTCGTTCATGTTTCCTCCGATTATTTTTCTAAAAGCTTGATCTCAATAGCTTCTATTTCTTTTTTAACTTTGTTTATCCAATCTCTATTCCTTCTCATGTGTAACGAATAGATTTTTTTATTGTCTGGGTCATCTGTTATAAGTTGTTTAAGCTTAAAGATGGATTCAAGCCGCTGCTTGTTCTCTTCAATTAACTGAAGTTTTTGTGTTTCAAGTTCTTCGACCTGTTCTTTAGTAAGCTTTTGACTTGATTTGTAGTTCTTTTTATATAAATCCTTAAACATGTTATGACTCCTCAATCTTCTCAATGGCCTTTTCCAACTCTTCAATGGCAGTATCAATGTTTTGTTTCCACTCATCGGCTGACGTTACCCAGTGTTTTCCTTGCTTTAGCTTCTTCAATGCTGAGTCGAGCCAAAGCCAAATTTTATGGTTTTCTTGTTTCATGATTACTCCTATTTATCAATTACGAAAAAATATTCGACCAGATTTTTCTGCTGTTTTTTCATACTTTTTGGTTGCATGCAGATTTTATGATCTTGGTCGTATACAGTTACATTGCCATGCTTCTGGCATATCAGCAGGAGATCGGCAAAGGAGATGGCATTCCTAGGTCCGTTGCTGTACGAGAGTATAATCCTTTTACAATCAAACTTCTTTAAAAGATTATCAAAATCATCATGTACTGTTTTTTTCATGTAAAAGGCACCAGCGCATTTTTGATTCTTCTTAAAACAAACACGATCTGGTCTGGGTAGGGCGAATGAATTATCGACACTTGGTTTATCCCAAAGCACAACAGAATCGTTTAAATGATAACACGCATCATAAAGAACTCCAGTTGTATACGGTGGGTCCAAATAGACTACATCCACCTCGGTGTTGGAAATGTCAAAAATATCACAATGTTCCACTATTCCGCTGATGCCCTCTATCAAGGTTGGTGTTTCTAAGACAACCGACTTCTTGGATGATGCTGACCACTTTTTCAGTGAGCTTTTTTGATCATTCGTTCCGTTAAACACCTTGTTCATGGCAATGATTGCACTGAACAGAAGAGCGTTTTTCTCTGCTGATGATTGCAAGCTGTGAATGTAGTCAAAAATAGCATCTAGTTTCTGGCCATTGGCCAGAGTAAATGCTCTTGGTCTCCATTGTGGAGCGGTCTCGCCTCTAACTGGTCTTAAAAAGTTACCGGAATAGTTCTTATATATCCATCCTTTTTTACCAGTTAGGTTGTTGATCTTCTTTATCGCCATTCCTACAAGCTCTTTATCAAAACCAGTTAGAAAGACGCTAGCATAGAGTGCTGCTGACGGTGATTTGTCGCTAGCGTATACCTCCAAGCCGCTTTGTCTCATGTGGGCAGAGACTATTCCAGACCCAGAAAAGCCATCATAAAATGTTTCTATATCTTCTACCTCTAAGGTTAGTTCTGTTATTGTTTTTAATAGTTTTCTTTTGGATCCTTTGAATCCTATAGTGTTGTACTTCATTGTTCCTCCGATTATGGTATTATTATAACACGATTTTAAAGTTTGTCAAATTATTTTTTAAAATTTTTATTTCGTTTATCTCGCCAATCACGGGGTGTTCAAAGTGCAAATAAACAAACTCCTCTGTTTCCCAAAGGCAGCAGCATCTCATGCCCTTTTTGAGAATTCCCATTTCATTAATTACAACAAGTTGCTTTCCTGCATACTTCATGTTGTAATTAGTTTTTAAACCTCTCAACTAGCTGTCCACCTACTAAAATCACAAATGAACATATTGCTACAGTAAATAAAATTGAATGTGCTGTCATTGCTTTAGCCTCCTTGAAATCTCTTCCATTGTTTGTTTGTATTGCTCTCTGTCTCTTTTGTTTTCTTCCAAGCTCTTCACAATCATTGCGTGATTGTGAGCGAACAGAGCAATAAACAAAGAAACAATTACTATTGTTATATTAGTCACTTTTTATCTCCATTAATATTATCATACTTTCATCTAGATACTCATGCCCTGATGAGTCAATCCAGTCAACCTTATATTCGGTAACATATTTAATGTACTCTGACGGGTCGAAGCTTTCTTGAATGAAAAATCTAACTTCTGTTATTAGGCCAACCTTTCCGCAACTCACCCAACTGTACAATTCCCAATCACTATAGGAAATTACCTGAACGAGATCACCAATTTTGTATTTAGCCTCAACACCATCTGGTCTTTCTTTCACCTCTAGATATCTAAACTCTTTCATCTCAATAATACGTATTGCCGAAGCAAGCAGTGCACTGCTTTGGTGTATACGATCCTGTTTGAATTTTTTGCTCTCCATATGAGCCGCAAGTGTTGCACAGCTTAGAGCATTGCATCTCAGCCATTTTGATAACTCCTCTCATGAAATCATCATTGTTCTCAATGTAGAACCTAAGTCCTCCGAACTTATTTTTTACTTGCTTGACCTTATAATCGACTTCGCCATTCCACTCTTCGCGCTTTTTCATAATAACAATTATATCTGCTATTACTTCGTTCCAAGTGTTTACTGGTGAGTAGTCGAAGCATTCTTCGAATTTCATATATACAAATTCCTCATAAGATCCGTCCAAGTGTTTTGACAATGAAGCCCAAGCCTTATCCCTAATGTGTTTCATGTTCTACCTTCTCCAATTCATATTCTATTGCAACCATCTCCTCGTTTGCATCTGTCAAAATATAATCGTAACAGCTATGTTCCTCTGGGGATTTATTCACATAGTCCTTCACCAACCAGATACGCTCTCTGTCTTTAAACGCTATATCTATAGCATCTACTCTAAAGACGACGAGGTCTCCGATCTTAAAGACGAGATTCCTTTTAGCCTTATTATATTTTGGCTTCTTATCCATAACGTTTTTCCCCTTTCTATATCGTGGATAGAGATGTAGAACATAAGCGCTTGATTACAAACTAATATCATTCCTAGTGACACCAGTCCAGTAATCGGACACCTATATTCCACTAGATCTCCTTTCTTGATCGGCAGTGCATGACCCCCATCCACAATCACAGGGGTCGCAGTCGCAAGCCGGGCAACGGTTTTTACTAACAACCGCAACAGTCACAGCTACAAGACGCTTTGACGCATCCGCAACATTCGCATTTTTCTTGATTTGACATATTATTCTCCTATGGTTCATTAGTAAATAGTCCCCGTACCAACGACTTCCCAACTCATGTGTGTCTCGATATATGAATTATTTATATCCGTCTCTACTAGGTCCACTTTGTGTCTTTCGAGGTGAATCGCAGCCAAGGATCCCGCTTGATAAGCTTGTAAATATTGTGCTGGAATAACCATTGAACCATTGTCTGGTCCGGCACAAGTTACATAGCCTAGAAACTGGCTTCCATCCCACGAATACACCGCTACGGTGATCATGAACGTTGAATCAGCACTTGTGGGCGCCCAAGAGAATGTAACACCGGATCTATAGATAGGCGCTTCAAAAGCATAGCTAGGGTCGACCCATAGCATTGTATATGGCTCAATAAAGTCAAACCCATGAGTGGACACAAAATCATATCCACCCTCTTCTGTTGCGACATTGTAGGTAGCATCTCTCAATAGTTGAGACTCCCAAATGCTTGTTGTCTCATAAACTCCGGCGACGATCTGTTCGGCTCCGAAGTTATGTGCACCAGCATCAACTATAATACTTGGACCAACATCCATTGGATTGGTGGATGGACTAACCCCTATGAGATTGGTGGTACACTGATCATTAGCTGGGATCCAGCTTGTATGATTATCAGAAATAGGCTGGTGGAATTGTGCAGTAAAACTTACTGAGATTTCTTGTGATTCGCCCATACAAGCAGGGCATGCGACTTGTCTAAGGTGTAGACTTGTATAGCCCGTAACTCCCGACCTTTGCGGTTCTTGAGACGGTTCAACTGATGGTTGGGTTGGTTCAATCACAACCTCCTGTGTGTCTTTTGTGGCTGAGTCCGTGGGATTGTCGTAAACCTTTACGATTCCGATATCTCCTTGGCGGCATGCCAACAGCATCATTAGTAACATCATAACTCCAATTTAAATAAATGATTTAAGAATTGCTTAACAACCCTTTGCATACAGTTCTTGTCCTCTTCACATTCAAAAAGCATCCAACTGTATGTTGTTTCGTTTTTGGCGACCTCTTTTCTAAGAGAGTCGATCTCTTCCCTCATAAGGGGAAATATGTCCTTGAAATTGTCAGGCAGGATATCAAGGTCGGATGCTGCTTCGAGTATAACCGACCACTCTCCGTTATTATATGCCTCAGAAACTTTAGCAAACTTTTCTGCATTTCCTTCCTCCTTATCTGGGTGTAATTCTCTGGCTAATCTCTTGTAGATTTTTGAAAACTTATTAGCTTTTCTCTTGATCTCTATCTTCTCTGTTGGTATCAGAACGTCTTTTTCATCAAACTTGCTGTTAATTGGATTATCAGGTATTATCTGGTCTACTCTGCTTGAGTGTTTTTTATTTAAAGCATCAAGGTCAACATCATTATTTGCACACCATTCTCTGTAAAAAGATTCAAAGTCAAGATGTGCTGTGAGTAATACTTCTTTTTGGTAATCCAATTCAGATCGAAGATAGGTAACCTCCTTTAAAAGCTTTTGGTATTTTCTAAGATTTATCGTATAAGACATTATAACACACTCATTCGGAAATGTCAAGTCCAATTCTATGAAATTCTGAATATTTCATGTGTTTAGGCCTCTTGATGATGTTGGACAGGTTCGAGGATAAATAGTTCTTATATTCTTCCCAAGATCTCAAATCATAAAACTCATCAATATTGACAGAATTATCTGTGTCTAGATCTAAGTCCATAAACACATCTTTGATATCAAACCAGCGAGCAGAATATCTTTCCTCCAAAGGCAGTCTTTCGGTTGGAGCCAGCTTGCCCGGCTCAACGATGTTCTTGAACTCGCCTGTTCCTTTTCTAATTTCTCTCCGAAACTTGACGAACTCGTCTTTACCAAATGTAAAAGAGATAGGCAGGTTGTCCTCCGGAGACATACCTTTGTATGTTACGTAGAAGTTCTGGGCTGAAGAGATCTTCCTTCTGTATTCTCGAAGCACCATTGGATTGTACATTCCATATGGAAACGATACAAAGTACTTATCTGGTATCAACCATTTCGATATATTAGCAGATACTTTGAAGGCATTGAGCGCTCCATAGATAACAGACCAGCTTAAACAATCTCTTCTGTCTCTATCCTTTGGATGAATCGGTACATAATAGATTGGAATTCTTATCTTGTGCTCTGACGGGAACGCTTCGTGTTTTCTATGAATCCAGACAGGATCTTGTACGAAGTCTCCTATCCTTTGTCTTACGAATCTTGCTGTCTCATGATGCATGCAGAGCCAGATTGTATCACAACCAGCGTAGGCACACTCAAGTATTGCCGCTTCCAGCATTGTGTAGTTGGGTGCTACCGGCATCATAAAATCCGGCCACTCCATTCCATATTCTAGTGGCTGTCCAGCACAGGGAATTATCCCAGCAAGGTGGAAGCCATGCCCCTTAAAAGGCTTGTCGTTAATTTCCATAAGTCACTATTTTGATCCAATTTAAGTTTTAACAGGTCTGCTACCTGTGGTTTGTTGTCGTACTTGTACCTTGTTTCTCTGTACATGTGCTCGACTTTAATTGCGTAATGCAATTGAAGGCCTTTTTTGTTATAGCCATTTGATTGACCTCTAATACCGTATTGCTTCATAAGCTGTAGGACGCGCATCCTCACATACATCTCGGACCATTCTATGTCATTGATCTCAGCCTCTGGTATCTCGGATATAGCACATACATCCTTCATGTCGTTTCTAGTCTTAGCTCTTGTAGACGAGTGAAACATAAGCGTATGAACAAAGTTTGTATCGGGCACTTTGATTAGCTCGTGTTCATGTCTGGCTCCTGAACGAACAGCGAACCAATCGTATACAATCATATTTTCGCCTTTATCACGATCAAATTCAATAATTTCATTGTATGAAACCTTAAACCTCTGATTGTTGTTCATTATGATGGACAAAACACCCTCTTCTTGTCTAAAACTTTGGATATTGTTAGGAAAAATCACCATCCCAGCCATTGAGAGTAGGAATACCAGTCTATCCCATACTTGACTCTTTTTATGCGTCAATTTAGAAGAAAAACCGATAAAACCGAAATCCCAGTGGTTTGGGCAATCATCAAGCTGAAAAGGTATATGAGCCTTATCAATTATGACTGGAAGATTGTGTTTGTATGCATATAACAAAGCAGCAAGAGAGCCACCAACAACAAGTTTATCAAAACTTAAATGTTCCACACACCCACCAATCCGGCTAATCCGATAAGCTCTTTATATTTTGGATGCTCTAATACCGCTGGGGTAGTGAACGTCTTGCTTTGAAGAGCAGATGAAATGTTTCTTTTACTCTCAAGCGCTTCGGCTTCTGGAACCTGTCCCTGTTGAATCTGATACAACTGATTGATCATAGAATCGATCGAGTGAAGTATTGATTCTCCAACCTGCTGGTCGGGTGTTGGGTCATGGACTATCCTGTCCTGTACTGACTGCCAATCCTTAAGTGGTATGCCTTCGAGGTAATTTGCCTTAAATTCATCCTCTGACAGCATTGGGATGACTACATTTGGATCTCTCGGGAGCATCTTAAGAACCTCTCCTATCATTGTCTGCATCTCGAACAGGTGTCTGTCTTGTTCCGGTATGTTTGACAACTCTGGGCTCTTTTTTAACATAAAATCAAGATCCTTTTTGAACGGCTGAAAGAATGAGCGCCTTGCCTTACCAAAGATAAAAGTATCAAAGTCGCCCGGAGCAGCTACACCATATGCTGTCGCAAGTCCCATCGTTTTCCTAGATTTGTTTTGTTGCATATAATACCCCATCATCAGCGCATCGGCTGCAAAAATCTTATCCTCTGGAGGGTCCAGTGCTACGACAAAGTGTTTAACTCTTTTTTGTATCTCTTGCATGACTGCTGCTGCGTTGGCACCGTCCCCTATCTTATATCGTATCACTTGTCCCTCAGAGTTGGTCACGGGGTGAACACCCTTGTAGAGATAATACAGAAAGGGAAGCTCTTGTGGGAAGTTCGCCCTCTGTCGCGATGGTTTCTGTAGGATGTGAAAGATTCTGTCTGCTATCATCATGCGGTGCTGTTCGACTCGCTCCTCTGATAGGCCTGTGTCTGTCTCTTTCAAGTATTTTTTCCATTCATTAAGAATCTTCTTCATCTGTCACTACCCCTTGCAGAAAAGTTTCTGGCATCATTTTAATTAGCTTGCCATCAACGAAAATATCGTACGTCCAATATTCAAAATAAAACAAATCTTCCACCAAATGAGAATGAGTCGTAGTTTTGAATATATATGGCCCATCTGCTATAATTCCCAAATCAGAACTTGAATCAACGATCAACAGACCGAAGTTGTTTATCTTGATCAAATCTCCTATTTCAAACTTTGCTTCTTCAAGGGGTGCTCTCTCCACTTCCAGCCCTCCAATGCGTGCGAGAAGCCACAAGATGCTTAATAAGCACAACCTCCAAAAGCGAATTATCAATTTTCTTCATACTCATTTAACAGTTCTATCAGCTTATCATCAAATGGTGCTTCAATCTGCTGCTCCTTATGGTTCTTAAGTAAATAACCATTCAAATACCCAAGCGCAAAGCATCCGATATAAAATATTATTTTTTTCATGTTTTCTCCTGTTAATTGTATTCTATTAAGTTTTTTAAATCTGCTAGTTCTGATTGTAGGTGACTTGAACTATCAAACCCTGACGCTATTGCTATTTTCTCTAATTCATCTGGGCTATCAACTACTTGTTCAAAGTTTTGAATCGCTGTTATCGTCTTGTTTCTAAAAACATCGTACATCACAGACCAAGATGGAGGGAGAATTTGCTGTCCGTCTTTAGAGTAGAACGGCGCCCTAGTGTCTGCTTGTATGTTGTAGGCCCATTTACCTGAAGTGCCATACAACATCGACTTAAGCTCTAATAGGTTAAACTGGTCACTAAATTGTTTGTAGTCTTTTACTGACACGGAAACCATAGGTAATTGGAAACTATCTGCTATTTCAAAAGCAGGGATATATGAATATCCATCGTTAGCAGGAGCCGGGACAAGCTTGTCAGCATAAGTTGTATCTATCATGTTGATAATTCTTTCTCTAGGTTCTTGGTTTCCAGATGAAATCCCAAAGGATGGAAGATCTGATAAGTTTGTGGAGCTTGCAACTTTGTCAAGCTTGTCTTTGATTTCCTGCTGTGTTGGCTCATTATCATCCATTTGCATGTACATTGTTGTGCCACCAGCGAATAGAGACAAGGCCAACAGCATTTCCCGAAAACCTTCTTTTAAGATTTTTTGCTCATCTTGTTTGGAAAATCTATCCCAATTTTCCATAATTGTTTTCATATTACTTTTCATTCTTCATTTTCCTATAAGAGTTCACTGACACCGGCCAGAGATCTGTTGCAATTTCTAAGCACGCTTCAGCTACTTTCTGAATTTCCCACTGGGCTCCTTCGTGTGTTCGAAGGTCTATAAACTTAAGTAGATTTGAAAGATTGCACGTTCCGTAGTATTCAGTATACAAATTTTGTGGAAGTATCATTCTGGCTTGTTCTCGGCAAACACCTCTATCTAAGAAATCATTATAAGCAGCAAGACACTTGTTTGTGCAGATCTCCATATATTCAGAAACAGTTATGTTCGATGGCATCATTGCCCCATCATCGATGTCCCACATCTTTGGATTAATCAATTCTTCGGGGTTTGATGCTTGTCTGTTCGAACTATGTTGTGTTCGAAAACTCTTTGGCAAGTAGAAAGCCATATTTTTCTCTGTATATCGTCTAGAAATTTCATTATAACTCCATGTTCTATGACGGTGGTGCTGAGAACGTATAAAGAGAGGCACGACAAATTTGAAACTAACGACATTATGCTCAAATGTCGAAGTGTGTTTGTGCTTAACGAGATATTCAACCAATCGTTTATCCCTATCGCTAAGTTCATCTCTTGTATTACCAAAACTGACACGAGCACTATTAACAATGGTAAGGTCAGTACCCATGTGGTCAACATAGCTAACCGAACCCACATCATCACCGTATATAGAAATTGTTCTACTATAGCTCTCACTCATGAATCCCTCTCACTTTTGCCAATTGGAAATTCGGGTCTTTCAGTATCCTGTGCGACGTGCTCGTCCTCTTCGGAGAAGAATGGAATAACAAACTTTTTATCACCAACTTTGGAGTAAAACTCTGTTTTGTTCTGTACCTCTGCTCCTCTCAATACCATATCTCTGGTTTCTGAAATTTCATAGTCATCAATACTCATATTGGGCTTGCCCATTTTGGTAGGCTTAAGATCTATCATGTCAAACCTCATTCTATAAAGAGCAGGGTCATTCTCGCCATATGTTTGAGAGTAAAACTTTTGGCCGACAATAACCGAATCTTGAAGGTATTTTTTCCCTAAAAAGATCATATCAGTCTTCATTGACTCTCTCATTTTTTTATCGCCAATAACCATTAGCGAATTCTCCTCACCGCCATATTCTCCTAAGATCTGATGGTACTCGTACCCCTTGTGGTTCAAATCTATCTTCAAATAGCTGAGCATCGTATTATCATCCCACGGGAAATCAGCACCTGCCGCTCTTGGTGGGTTCTCAGCACTTATGAATGCAATTTGAGAGGCTCCATCCGGTCCCGATAAGGAGTCAAAAGCAGCCATAGCATCAGATGATGCCTGTGTGGGTGGAAGCTCAGCTTCTCCCAAAGGAGCCTTCAGTTCTTCCTTCTTAATGATCTCCATTATAAGAGACCTAATATTATCTTCAGTCAATTTCATTTTCAATACCTCCATAGACATAGTTTTCTAACACTAAATAGTAAGTTTGACCTAGAATCTCAATCTCTTCAATCATAGATCTTTGTACTATAATGTTCATATTCGTTATGATATCTATTTTGCAATCACAAGAAAAATCTTTAACCTTGCAAAGCACATATGGTGATTTCTGCTTCTTGTAGTCAGCGGGTAGCAAGAATGAGTGTTCTTTCTCTTGCTCGTCCTCTTCTAATATATCGACAAGGACGTGTCTGTTAAACGGTGTGAATCTGTTCATATTACCTCCAA